TGGGAAAATGTAAAAAATTATTTTGTCATGGTAATCAATTAACCTCACTTCCAGACTGTCTTGAAAAATGTAAAATGTTGAATTGTTGTGGTAATCAATTAACCTCACTTCCAGACTGTTTGGAAAATTGTAAAAAATTATTTTGTTCTGATAATCAATTGACCTCACTTCCAGGGGTCCTAACGGACTTGTAAATTGTAAATTCTTAAATTGTTCTGGTAATCAATTGACCTCACTTCCAGACTGTCTGAAGAATTGCAAAGTATTTGGACTTTGACTAAATCTAATTCCTTTTTCATTCCTAGGAATGAGAAAATGAGATTTAAAATTACCTTTCATTTGAACTTAATCATGAATCTCTATTCTGATCTTCATAACTACCTGTTGAAATTCTGTTCTGAAGAAGCTTTGAAGGCTCTTGTTTTGGTCAATAAAGAATTTTCATCTCTGTCTGTATCAGAGGTTAAGGAACGGGCTTACAAGAAACTGTCAATCTCTTCCCAGAGATTGACAGAATTTCCAATCTACTATCCCAAAGGGCATCTGTTTGAGGGGGAGAAGATCGATTACACAAAGATCGAGTACCTGAATTGTTCTTATAATCAATTGACCTCACTTCCAGAAGGCCCAACGGGCCTGGAAAATTGTGAGATGTTGGATTGTCGTTTTAATCAATTGACCTCACTTCCAGAAGGCCCGTTGGGCCTGGAGAATTGTGAAATATTGGATTGTTCTCGGAATCGATTAACCTCACTTCCAGGAGGTCCTAACGGACTGCGAAACTGTGAACACTTATATTGTTCTGATAATCAATTGACCTCACTTCCAGACTGTCTGGGAAATTGTAGAAAATTGTTTTGTTCCAGGAATGAATTAACCTCACTTCCAGACTGTCTGGGAAAATGTAAAATATTATATTGTCATAATAATCAATTGACCTCACTTCCAGACTGTCTGGAAAATTGTGAAGAATTATATTGTTTTAATAACCAATTAACCTCACTTCCAGACTGTCTGAGACAGTGTAAAATATTATATTGTTCTAGAAACCAATTAACCTCACTTCCAAACTGTCTGGGAAATTGTAAGGATTTGAATTGTGATAATAACCAATTAACCTCACTTCCAGACTGTCTGGAAAATTGTGGGGTAATATGGTTTGATTAAACCTTTTTCTCATTCTCTGAATAAGAAAAATTAGGATTCAATTCTGGGAATACACATCCAGCATTTCCTCTTCTCCGGTCCAATTCTTTTGAAAAGATTCCATTTGTCAGCTCCACATTTTTGACAATGTAATTTGCGTCCATAAGGTATTACTTTACCTGTTCTGTATATGATTGTTGGTTGAATAATCTTAACATTATGCCCTTTTTCCAGGTTAAGATTTGATGAAATTATTTCTATCTTTAGAGAGGGGGGATTTTTCCACAATTTCACATATGTCTTCCATGCCAAGAACGAAATTCGTTTATTAGTGTACATCAGGCACAAAAGAGAGCCTTCAAAACAAAATGAACAAATAACTCCCAAAAGTTCCGGTGGAAGATAATTCATATCTTATTAATAAGCAATAGAGCAATGGATATCACCAACTTTTCTGTAACATTCTTCATTGTATCGGCCATATCTTATACCACTTCTCAGGCGTGGAATTCAGCATTTCAAAGTTTTTTTCAGGCTGAAAAGAAAAGACTACAATCCTCTTAATAATCTAAACTTGTCCCCAACAGTCAGGTTTCTACAATCTTTTTCTAACAACCACGTACCAACTTGAACCCCAGCTGCCCCACATCGTTGATAATCCAAAATATCTACAGTTGATTTCACCCCTCCACAACCGAATATAGTTATTCTTGGTTCCAAGAGCTTGTGATATGCCTTAATATTTGCCAGTGATATTGGTTTTAAATAAGATCCTCCAATACCCCCAAAACCCCCTCTTGGTTCTATAACACCACAATTTGATTTCTCGGAGGGGAAATAACCATTTGGAATGCTGTTGCAACAAGAAACATACAATATATTATTTTTGGCATTCAAAACATCAGCCATTTTCTTCCATTCATATCTATTCAATAATGGGGGTAACTTCACCCCATATTTTACATCTGGAAATTCCCTTTCTATTTTTTGAAGACCCCCACCTATCACCACCCAAGGGGAGATCTCATCTTGGTCTATATTTGGACAGGAAAAGTTAAATTCCACAAGATCACAACAACCTGCGTTTTTTTCAATACGTCTTAGTATGGCTATCTTTTCTTCCAATGAAACCCCGGCTATGGAAATATAGTATTGTTTGGATTTGGACGTCCTTCGCAGACCATATTTTATATATTCATCTGCTCCAAGATTGCAAAGGCCGTTAGAGTTGATACTTCCATGTGGAATTTTTGCATACCAGATTTTTTTACGCCCGTTTGAAGACTCTGTGTTTCCCTTTCTTGACCACAGGGTACAACTCTTTGTAATAACCACATCAACAGGGCATTTTCCAGAATCTAGATATTCAAGCTCCTCTAATGTTGTGCAACAGCAACCAGAAGCATTCATCAACCTCATTTCTTTATGGTTCAATACTATAAAAAATGATATTAATTGTTAACCAGAAGAAAAAATAACCAAATGTATCATTTTTATATACCCCTCCAAATACCACTTTCAGTTGTAAACAATTGGTTTGTTTGTCCAAATCGACCCGACTATTGCCCAACAGCAGACTGTTGCGAATGGGTAAGTTCCAACCCACATCTTTACGCCTCAACATACAAACGGGGAGGGCATGCCGAGATATTTGACTCTGAGGAATCTGTTAGAAAATTCATAGAGATGCAAAAAAATTCTCATTCAGCCCAAGACTTCAAGTACTGGGAAGAATTCTTCGAACCTAATAGATGTTTCCCCAGTGAAAGTATCTTTGCAGATCTCGTTATAATCTCTGAAGAGATTGAAAAATTCTCATTGGAAAATGTTGTATATATTTCTTTGGCGGGGGCTAAATCAATTCCCTACCCCTTTGACTACAAAAAGAGAGAAAGATTTGTACTTTCAAATTCTTCTTGATCACCCCAATCATCCCACCCATCAAATGGATTTACTCTTGGTATCACTATATCTGTAAACGAGACATTGAATTTGGCATAATCGTAACCACGTTTGAACAAGCTCATTTTGTCGTCACTTGTCATCTTTATATTAAAAATGCTGCTTGATGGACAATTTATATTTATCAATGTGAAATTGGGTTCATTTTGTACACGTTTTACTCTCAAGGTTGTTTGTGTGTTGATACTCATCTGAATCATTCTGTATAAATATCCAGCTGGATTTGAAGCTTCAAATGATGTATCTTTTCCAGAGACTATAATTCCCAAAACTCTATCTGTAGTTGATACAGATAAAGGTTCAATGGGGAAATTATTTGTTATGGCTCCGTCAGCCATGTAATGATCTTGATATTGAAGTCTTTGAAAGATCACCGGTAGGTTACATGAAAATTCTATAGCATCCAGACAGCTAACATCAGGGTGTGATTCGTGGGACATATAGACAGTATCCATACTTGTAATATCTGAAACGCCAGCTATCAATTTCTTATTGGTCATCTTGAAGAGCTCCTCAAATGTGATGTTATCAACTCCAATCCTTTCCCCAACCATGTCTCGAACTCTTCCTGTAAATGCGCGTATATCCATAAGTCCCATCTTGGCAAAAATCTGTAAAAAATCTTGTGGTTTTGGTTTCAACAGATAATTGGTCATATACACCTCCGAAAAGATTTCTATGGGAGAGTATCCACACACTAAAAGTAAACCGATAACAGATCCTATAGAGGTCCCGGACACCTCCTTTAAATTGGATAAGTTTCCACTCTCGTAAAAATAATGTAGAGCTCCAAGTTGAGCCAAACCTTTTACTCCACCACCAGACAATCCCAATTTGTTGTAACTCATTAAACTCTACAATGAAGTGCTTATCGCATTAAAATAAAATGATGGGCTCTTATATAGTTCAAACAATGTCAATGGACAGGCTAATAAATGACGTGATTGTTTATATTTCGAGATTCCTCTTGTTTGGTTCTTTCAAAAGCTTGAAAACAACTTGTAAGAGGTTCTATAACATAATCGATGATGAGTATGAAACAAGAATACTGCAACTACCACAATCTACAGATTATCTTATAATCAACGACTTGAGAAGATTTATAGGCAGACGAACCCTTCCAGAACGTCCTTCAATAGAATCTCTAAACAAGGCTATGAAGAGGGGCAATGTCAACTCTGTGAGAATATTTTGGGTTAATTACAAAAATATGGAGAATTCCTACATAGTTGCATCTGAAATCTTACAGGCTATTTCTCAGTTCAATGAAGATAACAATGATGATTATTATGAATTGTTTGACTTTGCCAGCAGGTCCATAGAGAGACAAAGACATGTACTTTTTTGGAAATGTGTAAAAAGGGCTATTAAAAACGGAAACAAAACGATGGTTATCAACATACACAGGCAATATCTAGAGCGCAAGAAAAGAGGTATGGTATCAGCTATCAAGGAGGCTATCAAATGTAAACAGAAGGAAATCGTGGAATACTTCATGGAAGAGGGATGGGAATTTATAGAAACGTCGACAGAAACGTTTGGATTATTAAGGTTGGCTCTATCTGAAAGTGAGATATTCAAACTTTTGCACAGTAACTCCACGACAATCGACATATACAGAGATGATTCTCTCTTACTTGCCAAAGAGGCAAAAACAAAGGGGTTTGATAAGATAATCAGATATTTGATTTATGACCAGAAATTAACCCATATCAATACATATTTTTAAATTCCATCTAACCAAAATCCCGTTTTTAAACCTTACCATTTTCCAGATTGGAACCAATCTGGAAAATGTTTAGTGATTAAAGTAAAAAATTTGTAGTATCGTCTAGTAAAATGAACAAAGGAAGATTTATTTTTCTGGGTATAATTGCGGTTATAATTGTGATAATATCAGCCTTCTTTATTCTTAGAAAAAGAGAAGGATTCCAGGTTTACGTCCCCCAACCCCACAATCCAACTGGAAGACCAACTGTAATGTCTAGTAGAGATTTTTTGGTATATAACTATCTCAACCTACCTGTAACTATAAAAGTCCATGAAAAAGATCCTCAAGGAGCTTCTGTTTCATCCATATTTGTTACAGATGTGAAACCACACCAAACAAAGGGGGTTACTATAGATAAAGTCGACAGATACCTTAGAGGCGGAAATAAAATAGAAATTCTTGTAAACCAGAATGGCGAAGATGTTCATATCTCTAACTACGAATTAAATTATGATAGAAATGAAACCATAAAATCTTTACACGTGGGTCAAATGACATCTAGGTGGGTGGGAGCTACTCAAGATTCTACCTCGATACCTGGATTGAATGCAGTTCAGGGAAGACCATGGGTGAAGATTCATAACAGAACTGATAGAGAAATATTATTAAACAAGGGTGGAATCAAGATACCCCCAGATGGTTTTGTTAGATTCAAAGGTAGAGATCATTTTGGTGTGAGACTTGGAACAATATTCAAGGATGTGGAGGGAATCTATCCAGATTTTAATTTTGACGTTCCTGCCACAGATATTTACTACGGGGTTACATCAGATCTGCAACAGCCATTCTTTGGAGGATGGCAAATAGACGCATGGTTTAACGATGTACCAGAGAAACCTCAATATCTTCTGGAAAATGGTTGGATGGGGGGTCCAGCCAAAGGTCATATCAAACCTGGTTATATTCCCAGATATGGAATGAAACAATTTCCAGATCTGGACAGGTGGGGTGTCTCCAAGGTTTAGGAGTTTTTGTATTCATCAAGAAGTTCTTGATGAAATATAAATGGCAGATATCCAGACTCTTTCAGAATTAGATTTCAAAATCCTTGTAGGTCAAGGAGCATGTGTGGTTGGTAACTTTGTATATAACAATCCTCAGATTTTGTATAAGGGCATGCCCATACTATTAGCTGTGTACACATTTTATCCATTGATAGCGTTCTCGTGGAAAATAGTTCCAATGGCCATGGCGGCTTATGATATTTATAATAGAATTCCATCTGGAACCATACCTGTCACATTGGGTATGGCTAAAAACTTCCTTTTGAAAAAATGATAATCTAACGCATTTTTGAGGTGGAGTAAATGCCTCGTTCCACAAATATCAAAAAGGTTAGATGTGAGGTGGCTTGTATGACTTGTAGAAAATCTCATCTAAAATGTGAAAGATCACCCCTAGATATAACAAAATGTAAGAGGTGTATTAAACGTAACAGAGAATGTGTATTCGAAAAAGTGAAAGTTCCAGATGAAATAATGGCCGCATTCATTCTGGTCAAGATAAAGCATAATTGGAATTCGGCCCAATAATTTTTAATTTTGAGGTAGATTTCCAAGTGAATCACGAGCTTTATTCTTGATTAATCAAGAATAAAGAATTTGCCTACTCTCTAACCATTGGAATCTTGTTTGTCAATGCCCAAACCATGACGTTAAAAAGAGGTTCATAACCAATGTATCCATTTCCAATAGAGGCGTGTTTATCAACTCCAGATCCCATCTTCCACCTGGAATCGTTAAAGTGAATAAGAGATATGGGAATGTTATGGGACTCTAGGGTTATGATGAAATTTATGGGGTTGAATCCAGCTGCGAATACATGACAGGTATCTACGCAAATGGCAGATTTATTTTTGCTCTCTTCAGATAGACTCAACCAAAATTCTGCCAATTCATCCGGGCTGCACAATGTTTCCCCCTTCTCACCGGCAGATGTTTCAATGAGAAGAGGACAGGTCCCAGTATAGCCTGCAAGTATCTCTTCAACAGAATCTCTCATTGTAGAAACAGCCTCTTTGTAACCATGTTTGGTTCCGCATTTTCCACAATGTACAACCACCCCGTCAATGTTAGAATCAGATGCAAGATCAAGAAGAGTCCTCATCTTCTCTGAAACCCACGGTATGTCGTTTGAATCGTTTGAATTTTTGAAGTTTCCCCGTGGATTGGATAGATTGAAAATGTATGGAGAATGAATAAAAACTTTACAATTCCTAGATTTTAGCTGTTCTTTTAACTTTTTGGTTATGGAAAAGTTTGAGCTTATTCTCCCACCAACAAAAAATTGTAGAGGGAGAGTATGGGATAACAATCCCGGCAAGTCTTCTTTGCCAACATGACCACCCACAAATCTATCTCTATTCGACATGAAGACCGCATACTCTTCCTGGCCAATTTTGTAGAGAGTTTCTCTTTCATTTTTCAGGTCAATACAGGAACAAAGAGCTTTCCAAAATGGTTTCCACTTCCATTCCTTCAGATCATGAACCAGGATGAGGTTTTGAGCAGGAAGAATTAGCCCTATTCTAGAAACAGGTTTGTTGAGTTTTTGTGCTAAACAAAAGTAGCTCAATAGTTGAAAGATGGTGGATGTACGCATGGAGTTAAATTTCCCGGTTGTCTTGATGTCATAGACGGTGTCCTCGGATACCAAATCTGGATGACCTGCTATAACACCAGATATCCATTCTTTTTGATATTCAACATTCTTATTAGAAAAATGTTCTTTCACAGAGATCTCGACCTCTGAATAAAACGATGGTTTAAAGTATTTGACTACAGCTGGATCTAAATAATTTTTGAGTTCCTCAAGAGATGTGGAATCTATGATGTGTTCCACCACTCTTTCTGAAAAAAGACCAAACTCTTTATATCCAATCTTCTTTGCCAATAATGGAAACTTTCCCCCTCGTGGGACCTTTGTGAAAAGAAGACTCTTGGGAAGAATCTTAGAATCTCGGAGGACCTTGTAATCGAGATAATAAATTAATGATCTAACCCTGTGACAATCCATGGTTAAAAGTTAACGTGCATAAAATAATTTGTCATTTTTTCAACCTCTTCTTGATCTCAGAGATCAAGAAACTTTCTCAACACGAATACTGTGGAATGTTAAAAACCGAATCGTTGAAATTACTCTTGAGTTTTGTACAGGGCGTTGGTAAAAGATGCTCTTTCAAAGAAACAATCTTTAGGTTCTGGTTAAAATCCTCTTTGGCAAATTTTATAACCTTCATCATGGTTTTTTGATACACATTTTCGGTACAAGCCACGTATGAAAACAACTTCATCCATTTTTTATTCAACATTCCAACACTCCAGGGTTCATCACCCTTCATTATACCGGATAACATGGGTAATTGGTCTTTAGTCGACCTGCTCACGACCATTTTAATTGTAGATTTTAGTATGGATGTTTGAGACCTGAGAAACTCCTCCATTTATCAAGAAAAAAAAACATAAACCAGATCTCATTTTTCCTAGGGTCTGAATGATTATCAAAATCATTCTTTTTTAAACCATTGAATAATAAATGAATCAGATGGAAGTTGATAGCGTTACCAGAATGAGGGTGTGGACACCTGAAACTGACAAACTTTTACGAAGGTGGAAGATGCAAATAGAGAAGAGGGAGAGAGGACACCGATTTTTATCCAACATCTACAAAAGAAGAAATTACATGGTGACTGTACCACTCATTCTATTAACAGCTTCTGTTACAACTATATCTGGAGTCGGAGCTATATTTGGAGCTGTTCCACTCTGGATAACCATCACCTCAGCCTCTCTCTCGGGGTTAGCAACTGTGTGTTCTTCCGTTCAATCTCTCATGGATTATTCAGAAACCTCTGTGGAAAACAAGAAAGCTGCTGATAATTATGAATCTCTGTACAGAGAGATAGAGATCTTGCAAGATGTACCAGGTCCTCTTAGAGGTGATCCCATAGTTGTATTAAAAGATTTAAGAAACAGGTATGACGAGGTTATGAAAAAATCACCCTCTCTCCCAGAAAAATATTCTCCCATCTTGAGTTATGACACAGTTTCCGACAGACTGAAACAGTCATCTAGTATACTCCCTCCATCCCCCTCAGATATAACCATAAATGTGAATGGCCGTGATGAAGAGGATCTGGAAGCCCTGAAAAAAGTTTTGGATGATTCAGATGGAAAGAGTTTGAAGGATATTCTCCAAGCTGAAAATGATTACGACACAGGCGATGACGAGAAAGAGGTTTGTCTTCCATTTGATATAGACAGTGCTCACTCCTATTCTACCTACTCCGCCGCAATCTCTGCAGCCAAGTTGACAGCTGGGAGAGAAGCCAGAGCTCAAAGATCCCTGCAAACAGCCTTGAGATATGAAATGCAACGTTTAGAGAATCAACATTCGTCGAGTGGAGGTCCAAAGATAGTCTCCAACAGCGATTCGTCGCTGTGAGTCACCATGTAGATGGCAACCTCCATTTCTCGGGGAGGTTCCCAAGAATTCTCGAAATCATATTCGAAGCAGCTTGGATCTCTGTTCAACATGTTGTTCATTATACAACCACGACAAACCTTGTATTCACTGAGAATTTCACAAACTGTTTTAAACTCACACCCATCACAAGTTGTAATTTCCATTTATATTTTCAATGTCATCCTCTAAAAACATTGAAAATCAGATCCAGGAAACTCTAAACCCAGTGTACCCATTATCCCATTCGTTAATATCATCCAGAAGGTATCCGTCATTTTCCAGGTTATTTGAAACTGATTCAAAAAACCCAGTTCTTACCTCACAAACAACTTCTCCCAGGTCAAAACTCCTAGCAATCAGAGATCTAACTTTAGTTTCCTCAATTTGAGCTCCTATATACTTGGCCTGTTTGGCTGTTGCGTGCAAAAATTCTGTGGGGGTTGTTATTTCCACAACGAAATCTTTGAGCTCTGTTTCACTCATTCTTCCAAATTGTTCTGGAGTCATGGTATTAACAAGTTTCATGGTTGTTTCCAGCTTTTTCTCGAAAGCTTTATGATCTATATTAAAATCATCATATTTTGACATCCTCCAGAGGGATCTTTATATGTTTCCCTTTTCTATTTTAGACCGATTCGATTATATTTTCATCTACAGAGTACGAGGAAAGATAAACCTTCCTCTCATCTCTCAATTCGTTCATAATAGATTTAAATTCCCCCTTGTAGTAAACTCTAGGATCATGTCTGCTGTCCAGGCCTTCTGGTACCATATACTTGAGATCCTCATCGAAGGTCCATGGTGTTTCTTCCTGGATAGCTTCCTTTATGTATACCATGGTCTCCCCAACGGTGATATCACCACCAGATGGATCTCCAACGTAACCTGTATTTACCAAATAAACATTTGGGGTTATATTTTTCACAAAGTCTCGTATGAAATGTATGTTAATGTGTTCTTCGCCCAGAATAAATGGATCAAATCCAACCTGTCTTTTAGGCATTCCGTCCAACTGGTCATTTTCTGCGCTTGTGATAATGGATTCTCCAAGCGCATAATAAGCTGCAGCTTGTTCTGGAGAAATGAGCTTTCCAATAGGGGGAACATGTGGCCGTCTAGTGATAAAGATTATGAAATTTACGTCTTCTATACTAAGATTTGGAGAGGCATTGTTCACATCTTTCCTACTAACTATAGATCTGGTATTCTTGGTGTGAGAGAAATCTTTCCAGAGAAAATTTCCATTGCTGTCAACAGACACGTTTTCGCAGAACGAATCGTCTGAAGTCACAGCTTCCAATATCTCTTTGTGTTCAGGGCAATTATCACATTTAACATAGAATCCTACCTCAGAGCCAATCACAGATCCATCTGGCATGAGAAAATTTATATCATCCTGTACAACCTGAGAAGACATCATGATACTGTTGGGGTTATGAAAACATACTGTTGTTTTCCCAGAACCAGATAAGCCAAAGATAAGGCCTGATATAAGATTGTATTTTCCAACGATAGAAGAATACATCTTGGAACCGGCATGAACACCAAGCCCTCTAAAATCTTTTCTATAGATTTCCATAGCCATTCTCAGAATAGACATCTTAATCTCTCCATAGTAATCTATACCTCCAATACACGTTACTCTTTCTATGGGATTTACAAACACAAACCTCTCGTCAAAAGATGTCCACTCCGGGATAATGATGGAGACTATATCACTTTCCACCAGATGAAATCTTTCTGTATCAGGCATAATCACACTATACTTGTCGTCTTGAGAATCAAACTGGTTCTCGATGAAGTTTTTCCAGAGCATATAGGCTGTATGACTAATAGACACGGAGACGATCACCGAAATTTTCATAGTTCGGGCTGCGGAGTCCCTGTATTTTTTGTTGAAAGCCTTAAATGATATTAACAGGCAATTCGCAGGGTCTGTTTCACTTAATTTCTTTTGAAGCAATTTTAGAGGTTCTGATCCATTGGAATAATTAATAATAGTTGTCTTATCTGCAGATCTAGAGGTGACTTTTGTCCTGAATAAAGGAATATTTCTCTCATTGGGTATTAATGAATGTTTGAAGCTAGATTCCAGTCTCTTCAAAGACGGATTAACATTTTGCAGAGGAATTTTTTCAGCGAAATTGGAAATCAGAGATTTCATTTATTTAAAAAATGGTCCAATATCTTTAAGTTATGTGGATTAAGAATTATCATCAATTGAAGATGACAATTCAGGTAAAAATAATTGATTTTAAATCAACCATGTTACGAAGCTGTTTACATCGTTATAATTTTCCTTTTTTGGGGCCCATTGTTTACAATCATGGTGCCTTGGAATACAGGTATATGTAGCTATAATCTGTTTCTTTCCATCGCATTGTAGAGAAGGGGGTGCATCTTTTGCTGTTCTCCAAGAGTTGTTGTATTCAAAGGAGTAGGACGAAGAATCCTCACCAACCCTTGATTGTAGAAACTTGGTGAGATCCCTTGTTGTTTTGGGGTCGAAATCTCCATAATTTCCAGGTGACACATCTATTGGTTCATATCTGGTCGTTTCAAAATTTTTCGAATCCTGTTTGGTGCAGATTTCTGTGGCTCTATAAACACAAATTTTGTGATCTGTATCACACGTTAATGTGACTTTATCTCCTTCTTCTACATTTGCACCTCTTGTATAGGCGTAATCGTCCATATGAAGTTTAAACATGTAGCTCACACTAAAATGCCAGATTGTTAGTGCAAGACCAACAATCAGTACCAATATAAGTACCAATGTTGTAGTTGATATCATGATTAAAATATGAAAAGTTTTTGTTTGCCACACAAACAAAAACTGGCATCTCAACTTTCATCCGAATCACTACTTCCGAAAGATGAACTATCATCTGACGAATCAATTTTAGAACCTTCTTCTGACGTGGAGGAAGGGTCATTGTTAATTTCCACCTCATCCCTTTCAAATGTCAATTCATGGGTTTCCAACCAGCGAATCTCAGCCGCTCCCAATTTCTTGATAGTCTTATCATCACCCGCCAAAACCCCATAGGCTTCCTTCGTGTCCAATCTAAACAGAATTCTAGTTTCCTTCTCCATCCTGACAAACTTTCCATTCTTGGTTTCATATCTAGAAATATGGACGTCAGATGCAGGTATAATTTTCTTGGCCAAAATAATAGATTTTGCATCTGCGGCTTCTTTTCTCCCCCTGTTTGTGCTTGGTTTCGAAACTTGTTTGGAGATCTTCTTGGCCTTGGCCCTTGTTTTCCCCTTTGAAATATTTGCAAAGACTATCTTATAGCAACCACTCTTCTCTGTACCACAATACCACCTTAATTCTCCACTCTCATTATCAAGGATGCTCCTGGTTGGAGTTTTCCCGCATTGTTCAGATTTTCCCTTTGGAATTCTCTCGCACTTGTGTTCAGTAGACTTTTTGCCCTCTTCAGAAATTTCTGAGGAGTTGTGAGAATCGTTGATAAATATTTCATTCAAACTTTTTTCAACCAGTTTTGGAGATATACCCAGCTTATCTCCCAATATTTTTGAGATATGTTTTGTGAACGACATCCTTTTTGTATCTGTACATCACTGAAAGATTGGACATCTCATTTTTCCTCAAAGAAATAAAGCTATTAATAATAAATGGCTTACAGACAGTTAGATATTTTGGCAACTCGTCCAGATTGGTTTACTATCCCTAGAAATGTTCCAGGCAGGTTAAACGCTGAAGATTTCGTTTTCTTTGACTACGATGGAGCGGATATTGATATCTCGAGATACACTGTGGTTGTCGAAACCCTGGATGTGTCTTCTGGAAGTCCATTCAGGTCTGTTTCAAAACTAAAGGAGACTGTGGAGGTTCCTCATGTTCAACTTGGACAATACGCTGCTATTCTGGTCATTCCAGATTCGATGAGCCTCCCAGCATTTGGATCCACCTTGATTAGAGGTTCAACTTACAAGATTCCCAAGACGGGGGGTGCTCCACATTGGTTCCAGATGATTCGTCATGGAGTGTTCAGACCAAATGGCATCTAAAAAGGGTTTGATTCAGTATTTATTAATACTGAATCTATTTGAGGCACACCCCATCTCTCACAAGAATTTTAAAGGGGACATGATCCGTGTGGTATGTACTGGAGTTCTGAGAATCAATGAAAGATTCATTATCGGGATCATTGGGATCTTTCAGAAAAAGAATAAAGTTTTCAGATGGAGTTTCAGATTGATGAGAAATATAAGGAAGCTTCATATTTGACCATTGACTCACGCCATATATAGTCTCTGTAGTAATCTTGGTAAAATGGTATGAAGGGAGTCTTTTCATATAGTATTTTGATGTAAGGGTAGACTTGAGGGTGGTGGTGTGAAAATTTTCTGTATAAACTATGGCATCTTCTGGATAATTCTTGAGCTTCATCATGAGCTGTTTTACTGTAATTCCACCATGAGGATAAACATGGTCCTGATTCTCCAGTTCACATATTAGAGATTTGAATTTTTTACAGACCTGTTTTAACCTTGATAATGAAGAACACAAATTAAATATATACATCCACAATTCATCGTGTATTTCTGTCATTGTTTAAAACTCATTTAACCAAGAAAATTGTCTCATTTTTTTCATCTGATAATGAGAAAAGGGTTTAATCAAACATTACTTCACAATCTTCCAAACAGTCTGGAAGTGAGGTTAATTGATTACCAGAACAATATAATTCTTCACACTTTCCCAGACAGTCTGAAAGTGAGGTCAATTGATTAATATGACAAAATAAGTGTTCACAGTTTCCAAGACAGTCTGGAAGTGAGGTCAATTGATTACCAGAACAAAATAATTCTTCACACTTTCTAAGACAGTCTGGAAGTGAGGTTAATTGATTCCGAGAACACTTTAATTTCTTACAATTTCCCAGACAGTCTGGAAGTGAGGTCAATTGATTACCAGAACAAAATAATTTTTTACAATTTCCCAGACAATCTGGAAGTGATGTTAATTCATTCCTGGAACAAAACAATTTTCTACAATTTCCCAGACAGTCTGGAAGTGAGGTCAATTGATTAAAACGACAATCCAACATCTCACAATTTTCCAGAAGGCCCGTTGGGCCTTCTGGAAGTGAGGTCAATTGATTATAAGAACAATTCAGGTACTCGATCTTTGTGTAATCGATCTTCTCCCCCTCAAACAGATGCCCTTTGGGATAGTAGATTGGAAATTCTGTCAATCTCTTCCCAGAGACAATCAGTTTCCTAGAAGCCCGTTCCTTGAACTCTCCAGCGAGGACAGAGCTGAAAATTCTTTATTGACCAATACCAACCTCTTCAAACTTTCTTCAGAACAGAATTCCAACAAGTAGATATTAAGATCAGAATAAAGATTCATAATTAATTTATTTTTAAAAAGGTATTTAGTAACCTCATTTTTTTCTTTACCATCTCGATAATTTCCAAAGAATCAGAGAGATTTCATATTTTTTATAGATGTTATAATAAATGGTCAAGGTATCAGCTTACAATCTCTCAAAACGCAGAAAGGAGAATATGACTGTCAAAGTAATCGAAAACTATAATAGAAGATATAGAGCTGGTGGAGTTGCAAATGATGGTTCAAAATTATCTATTTTTGTGAAGGAAAGTGTCGCCAAAGACTTGGCCAAGAAGGGTGGAATAAAGATTGTTAACAAAACATATAGGAAACGATAATAACCTCTTGAGGTTAAAATTAAGATATTCTGTCAAGAATTAATCTTGTGGTGAAATAAATGACTTTCAGGTCAACGGTAAAAGCTTATGATCAAATTGATCCAACATTTCTACCCGGATACAAGTACGAGAGCAGGTATCATAATATAGGACAGTTGAAAACACCTTATGAGGGAAAATTCATGGGGCAAAATGGAGATTATGCTCCAATTCAAGCTACAGATTACTATACACCCCAAAATAGAAATTATCCCTACCCTTTGTTTTCAGACATGAATAGATGTCAATATGTGGTTGATAATTTTTCCAACACGACATCATGTACAAGATCTACTTATCCAAATAAATACATACCTGAAAATTATTTCGCTGCCAGAATGAAGTGGCCTTCAGGTCATATTAAAAATGTGGAACATAGAGAATTGTGCTATGGTCATCAAGGAACAAATACAGATCCAGATTCATCTATTGAAAATTACAAGAGATTAGCAGTTTCTCACGTCCCCCTAACCAATACTCTTTTCAGATAACCTCTTTTTTCATCAATGATAAAAAATCTAATATATATATATATATTCAGTATCCTCAAGATTTGTTTTCTCGTTCTTGGAACGAGAAAAAAGGTTTATCTATTTTATTATTATACAATTCTCCAAACAGTCTGGAAGCGAGGTTTGATTAAAACGACAATCCAATTCTTCACAATTTCCCAAACAGTCTGGAAGAGAGGTTAATTGGTTGCTAAAACAATTCAACATTTTACATTTTTCCAGACAGTCTGGAAGTGAGGTTAATTGATTAAAACGACAATCCAATTCTTCACAATTTCCCAAACAGTCTGGAAGAGAGGTTAATTGATTATCATAACAATCCAACCGTTTACAGTTTTCCAAACAGTCTGGAAGAGAGGTCAATTGATTAATGGAACAATCCAATCTTTCACAATTTCTCAGACAGTCTGGAAGTGAGGTCAATTGATTAGCGGAACAATCCAATTCTTCACAATTTCCCAGACAGTCTGGAAGTGAGGTCAATTGATTATCATAACAATCCAACATCT